TAGTTCAATACCCGAATTAATTATTTGCTCAATTGTGCTTTTGTCGTCTGCTAAAATGCAGGACTGGTGCAACGTCATGTGTGGCATGTCTATTAGCTCAAACATTCCTTCTTTTAGAGGCTGAGTTATGAATTCCATATACCCTAATATAGACCCAAAGCTATCAGCATCATTATACGTTTGTGGATATTCAGCAGTGTACCTATAGTGTGGTTCTTTTTCTTCAAGTTTACTTACAAACTCTGTCATCATTGGTAGGTGTTCGAAACCTAACTCTTTTAGTAAATTCTTCATAATTCTCAGTTTAGTAAAAAGTAATGGTTATCAAAACGCTCTTTAGTGACCCGTAACGACTCTTTGAACCTCCTAGCTACGTTTAGAGTAGCGTATCCCTCACAAGACACTAAGCATATCCTAAATGAATTCTGAAAGGGTTTACTAAGTAGGTCTTTGTTAGATAGTGTTTTACACAGTTCTTCGTTTAGCTCTCTGACGTCAGCCCTATCAATCTCTAAATAATTACCCACTTCTATCTGAGTTTGGTTTAGCAGCTTACGAAATAAGTAGGCTATTACTATCTGTCTCTCGTTCTTGCGATCAAACATATTATTAACCGCTTGTTCTATGTAAGTTTGTGTTTCCATGTTGTTTAGTTTTCTATATCCATTAGTAATCACGCCTATCCGAACTCTTCAGATATGTCTTTACATAATTCTATTAGCCTTTTGATATACGGCTTCTCATATTCACTTGATTCCTCCTCTAACCCTTCAATCCCACCTTCATTAATTAAGGCATCGTAACAGTCTTCTAAATCTTCAAATGTGTTCTCAAATCTACAATAGCTCATATTGCTCATATCCTTAGTTTTTTAAGTGTGTTATATCCTTCAATATTCGTTTGTTACCCTTGTATTCGTAGTGCTTAAAGGTGGTTACTGTTAACCATTCGTTGTTTACTTCTATTTGATGTATCATTTCGTTTAGTTTTTAAATAATGAACCCCATGCTGTGCCGTTTAATAGCACTACTAACCAGAATTCCCAATCAGTAAGGTTAAATACTCCGCTTGCAATAGTAGCAACCATAATCAATGCTAACCATCTTTGATATAAATGTTTCATAATTTTTGTTTTAGTCTTCGTATGTAATTAATTGCCAATCCTTTCTGATCGGTGTAATCTTATCTCTATTTGTCGCGGTGTACGTAGGTAGTGGCGCTAACATTTCTTCTTCTGTATAGTACGCTTCTGTTTTACCACCTATTACACATTTTGCACCGTGTAACTCCTTTTCCTTAAGCTGCTTAAATACTAACCTAACCAATAGATTAACCACATTGTAACTTACCCCGTGATTCCTAGCTATCTGAGCATAAGAAAGGTGTTTACTCTCTGCAATATCCAAGCGTATAGCCTTAAGAACTTTTTTGTCTGTTACCCTAGGCATTGTCTTTTCCTGTTAGTATGTCGTTAGTAGTTTGAAGTATCTTCCAAGCCTTTACAAAGATCATTGCAGCGCTTTCTACTTCATCCTTAGACTCTCCGTAGAACGCGGCTACCTTATTCTTAGTTTCTAGCTCAAACACATTGCAAACCCATTTCTTAGGGTCGTGCATTTGATAAGGTTCTGACGCTACTAGTTGTTTCTGTATAAATTTCATATCGTTTAAGTTTGTTGCGTATGGTACAAATATACTAAATGTATTTTAATACGCAAGCACTTGTGACATTATTTAATTAAAAAAGCGACTATCCTAAGACAATCGCTCTAACTTAAACCTAAACACCCATGATATGAAGATGGGAATGAAATAACTCCTAGATAGGAGTGAAGACCAAATATAGCGATAATTAAATTAACCGCTTTAACATCTCTATTAACTCTGGTTGTGGGTGTGCATCGCTTTTATCTGATCTGTATGACGTATGAGTAAATACACCACTCCAACCGCTTAACGCTAGTTTTGATATATCCCACATGTCAGCGTGATAGTCTAAAGGTATATCGTACATCTCACCCCAGAACACTAAAAGTTGTCTAACGGACTCTATTTGAGCATCAGTGTACTTCTCGAATCCGTAGTAACCCCTAAATTTATCATCGTAAATAATCACGTCCTTCGTATCTATAGTATAACCTGTATAAGATTTCCATTTATTTGTAGAAGTGTCTAAAGTTAAACCGCCCCACGAATCAATCTCAATACCTATAGACTTCATATCATTTCGTTGATAAGGAACACCAACCTTTGAGTGATCGCGTCCGTTTTCTCCTAAGTGATAAGCCCAGTATTTAGAGCTAAATACTTGATGAATTGTACCGTCCCTAGCGATCAAGATACAAGTACCAACACGTTTTCCGTCTTTTAACCACCAATTAATGTCACCTCCAACACTATCACCACTTACTGTATGGTGCAATACGATCTGTTTTTTAGGGTACACTTCTTTCATATACTCCCTTGCAACGAAATTATGCTGCACTATTTTTGAAAGGTCTAACTTTTTGACCACATTTTCCGCATTACTATGTGCAGACCGAAGCCCACTACCAGCCCTATTAATAGAATCCATAAATTATATTTTGCTTTAACTTGTTTAGTTTCTTGCTTATCCTTGTTCTTTTTGACCCTAGACTCTATACGCGACGTTTTAACGGCACTTTGTAGGCTATCTGAGTACATACGCTTAACGAACCTTAAAGAGTCTTTAAATCGCTTGTTATCGAATTTGTACTTTAACCTAGTTTTCCAGCGTGTTTCAATTACGGGATCAGGACAGGGAACTATTATATCCCTAAATACTATGCTATCCTTTCCGTCTGTACCTTGAATTGTGTCTCGAACGGTAACTATCTTGTCTACTTGCTCGAAAGTACCACCCCGTTTTACATACCTTTTCATTAGGGACGTAGTAGAGCATGACGTTAATAGCAATAGAATGATTAAATACTTCATAGTTTTTAGTTTTGTATTTTATCTTCTAGCCATATTGTTAACTTGTCCTCTGTAACTTCATTCAAATCTATCAAGTACTTTCCAACGTAGTCACCTAAAAGAGTGGTACAAACTTTCCTATGCTGTTCATCATTTGAATTTACATGACCGTTCCCAGCTTTAGTAGTGTTGTAACTTTTACCATTAGAGTCTATTGTAATTATACCGAACTCTATTTTATCAATAAATATGTTGATAGATAATTGATCGTTTTCAAAAAATGGATGCTTACTAATAGCTACCTGACTAGTAAGTGCGTATGAGCTAGTCCGTATGTTAACGTTGAAATCTGTGCTTACTAATGACATATCTTTAGTTTAAAAGTTTACAACGAAGATAGTAAAGTATTTTAATACGCGATATTATATGATAATCATTCGTAGTATTCTTTAGCCTTAACACGTTTAACCGCTTCTAAGTCGCTCTCGATTTTGATTTCAACAGCCTTTTTAATATGCCCTCCGTCTGAATTGTCAATCTTATCTAATAGCCATACTATGCCCCGCCCAAACGAATTTAACATACCTTTGTACTTATTACGCCCTAGTACATAGCTTACCGTGTCATCAGGATCGCCAAACCTATAAGCAATTTTTTTAGTAAACATTAATTGAAACGTTACCGAGCTTTGAACATTTCCCGTTTGATCGTTAGCAATAGCCATGTTATAGAACCATTCAGAAATCCTAATACTACCTGATTTCCACTTAAAAGTAACTAAGTAGTAAATAGGTGTAAGTACTACGCTAATTGCAAACGTAAAGTATTTAAGTAATATTGATACTACCCAAAGAAGTATACTTATATGTAATTTAGGAATCGTTTTTTTGCTTTCCATACTTGTTTTTTATAGTTACTATAATCCATTCCACACCCTTAAGTCCTGAGAACCCGATAAGGAACGCTAAGCCAAACTGAGCATTGTCTCCTACGTTTAGATATTGGAATATAAAAGGGGCTACGTAGTTAGCTGTAGCAGCACCAGATATAATAACCGTGATCTTTTGTAGTACCGTTAGTTCTTTATTTATACTTACCGATAAGTAAGCACCAAATAAGCCCGCGATGATTAAACCCAAGTGAATACCAAAGTCTTCTAAATATTCTTTTACCTCGTCCATTTCTTTTTAAATATAATAGTGATTAGTGCGATTAGGATTGCCGCTGAAAGTTCATTTAGATCGTATTTTATAGGATCAAAGAATAGTTCGTCTGCTAGGTTGTTTAGGCTTATTAAAAAGAATACAAAAAAGGTTATAGACCACCAACCCTTTGATTTTAAGTAAATAAATAACCACATTAAACTAAAAGCCAATGCAATTAGATCGAAAAACAGATAGTTGGGCAAAACGGGAGTAAATAAATATGCCATAGTTACTGTGATAAATGATATTACCGCTAGAATTTCGGTTTTCACGATCTCTTTTTTGGTCTACCTCCAATAAAGTCTACGGAATATTTTACACCTTCACACTCTGTTATTAGTGTCCATTCCTTTTTGGGGTCTTTTATCCCTAGTATTGCAGGGTGAGCAGACAAGTCGATAGTCGGTTTATCGTATTCGCCTTTTTCTGTTCTGAATTTAATTATTGCCATTGTTTTTTTTATTGTAAAGTTACTAAATTAACATTTTATTATATTATTGTACTACTGCTACCTTGAATTTATGTGTTAATTGTAGAGCTTGCTATCTGTCTTCTTGTTGCCTTTTTCCAATCTAACTTTCTATTAACCTCAAAAGTATAACACTTATTTTCGTTTATTTCAACGGTCACACCATCTGTAAATGTTACCATAATAATAGGTGATTTCGGAACTACTTTAACGTAAGATATTATCTTTTGCTCATCATTACCATCGTTATTTTCAACCCACATTATCATGTCCTTCATTATGGTATTTAACACCATCTCACGTACTACGAAATCTGCTTTCATTATCTTAATTTGTTAGTGGTTCATATTTGCCGTGTCTCATTATGTCCATAATCGAAATAATAAAATTCGTCATATCTGGATCACCGTTTTGCATTGTGTAACCCTTTGACGCTAAACCCGCAAACTCATAGACCGTTCCGGGTGTGCTTTCTATGTAATCAATTACGCCCGTTTCTGAACCGTCATTTGTTCCCTTTATTGCTTGATCTCTAAACGCAAAATATAAGTTTTCTACCGTTAAAAAGAAATCCGTATAATCAACCCTGTTTAGATACGTTCCAACTTTTACATATAAATCAACCGCTATAGCTCTAGCCCTGCATGATTCAATGTCCAGTAAATGATGATCGCCCCAATTATCAACCATTATTATTCGAGCTTCCTCCGTAGTTGTGGCTTGTCCTGTTGTTATTAGGTGCGTGATTTTGTTGGTAGCGTCCTGAGATTCAGTGATTGCATCTTCTTTTATGTTTATCTGTATTGTGAAGTCCCTTTCATAATTAGATAAATTCTCCCAAGTTTTAGTATTTAGTATTGATTTTCTGTAATCCCTAAACTGGTTGTAGTCGTTTGATCCTGTTGAGTCAAAAGGTAGCGGCAAATTTAAAATAAACGCTATTCGCTCCAATACTGGTGTAGCTTTTGAGAAATCCCAACCCCAAGTATCTTGTAAATCTATAGAACTAGCATTAACTCCTAGATAATCTTCTACATTTAATGCTGGGTCGTATTCATTACAGAAATCACTGACGGCTGTTAATTCATCTATAGCTGTTCTGCATTCCTCTACGGCTGATAACTCAGACTCTATTTTGATAATTGCTACTATCATGTTAATTCTTGTATAAAGTACATTGTACACTCCCCTGGTTTTTGACTAGCATCGTATTCTATTTCTACATAGTCGCCAGCCGTTACGCTAACGCTTATAGTCTCCACCCCTCCATCGTTTGCATTCATTGAACTAAGTACTACCGTCTGTTCTACTGAGCCATTGACGTGGATTTTCATTTGTGTCGATGTGCTGCCGTCCTTGGTTTTATATGCTAATCTTATTAGTGTTCCATCTAACGCTATAGGTTGTCTAGTTTTTGGTTTTGTTGAATCATCAGCATCCGAACTTTTACCATTAGCAATAAGAAATTTTCCTAGACTGTCACTCTTTGCCCCGAAAGGACAGCAAGCTACAACAGGTTTATACCCTACTAATGCAGCTCCAACTCTTTTAACTATTTCACCATCTGCAATAGCTCCGACAACTAATGAAGTTGGTCCACTCGTTTCCGTTATAGCTTTCACGCTTGGATTTGGGTATGTCCCGCTTAAATCCCCGCCCGCAGAACCACTCGGTGGTCCACTACCTCCAGTAGCTAAAGCTGCTATTGCTTGAGCTATTCTTAATGGAGTCCATCTTTTAACTGTAGTTGACGCCCCTGCTTCAGCATCAGGCTGAGATACGACAGCGACTTGATTATTATATGCTGTCTCTATTTCACTGTCTGATTGGTCAGTAGTAGCAGAAGTTTCTATCGTACCAAGTTTTGTCTTCTCTGCATCTGAAAACTCATTTGTATCTGCATTGTTTTCATAAGCGGCTTTTATCTCTACACTACTCTGGTCGGCAGTAGCATTTGTTTCTACTGTACCTAATTTTGTTTTTTCAGAATCGCTAAATTCATTTGTGTCTGCGTTATTCTCATAGGCGGTTTTAATTTCTGCGTCAGACTGATCTGCCGTTGCTCCTGCCTCAATATCTTCAAGCTTTCCCCTTTCCAAAGGAGTTATC